GAGTTCATCTCACGGACGCCACGCGGATTATCTATGATCTTTGCAATTTCATCTGGCATCATAAATTTTGATGCTCTAGCAAAATCAGGATACTGAGATTTCAACGCACTTAATTTTTCTTTTTGCTCAGGGTTCAATTGCTCGCGTTGCATTGCCCTCAACTCTTTTGAGGTTTGCCCGCGGACAGGCTCCGACGCCGGCCGCATCGCGCCTTTTAATTCCCGCTCTTCAGGCGTGCGCACCACGATCGGCTCGACACCACGCGGGGGCGTTGCGGTCTCTGAAAATATATTTTTCAGGCCTGATTTGATAAACCCTTTTGCCTTGCCGCCTTTTTCCATGTGAACCTCCCCGCCTTTCTTCATGCCTTCGTCTGCTGAACCATACGGCGACTTCATTGCGCTCGCCATGCCACGCCTAATCTCGTCGTATTCCTGATCGGTAACATATTCAGGTATCGGCTTGTTCTGTTGTCGCAAATAAAATGCCTCGTTGCTCTCCGGCGCAATACGCATTAAACCGGTGTTGCCCAAGTCGCCCACATGACTCCAATTGCCAGACTTTACAAAGTCATGCACGAACGGCAGGTATTCAGGATTCGGTGCGCGGTTAGACTTGCCTCTGATCTGGATAATGCGATCACGAGCGGGTTGGTATGGATCGCTTTGATTTGCAGCCACATAATCATCTATTGATGGCGGTTCAACCTCAACCGTCACATGCGGCTGGCCTTTCTTGTCACGCAGGGAGTAGATACGGCTACGGCCCTCAGCCACATCAGGACAGTATCCACCCACGCAGTGACCCATTTGCTCACCCTCATATTTCAGGGCGTCAGCAAGCGCCTTATTGTCTTCAGCGCCTTCAGGCATCTTCAATTCATACCACGAATATCCTTCAGGATACTCCTTGTGCATCACGGTCGCAGGATTACGGGCGCGAATAAGATCAGCTTCAGCCTTCTGTGCTGCACGCCATTCATTGATCTTGGCTACACGCTCCACCGCCTGCGGGACAGACAATTTGCTCAACGACTCCGGCTTGATCAGCAGTTCACGCGGCAGGCCAGACGCCGGATTGGTGGCGTTACGGAGTTCGTCGATAAGGTGATTGAAGCCAAGGTCTTTCGGCATACCCTTCGGATCTGTTATTCCGTATACGGAAGTCTCTTCGGGAATCTTATGCAGCCACGGATTTTGCTGGGTAATGTTTTCACCCATCTTAGGCGTCCAGTCTTCTGCGTTGCCCAGCAATTGACCGACAGTCGTTGGGCTAATTTGCAGGTCTGAAGCGCCTTCCCATGCCTTGGCAACAGGGGACTGCGCGACAGCAGATTGCCCCTTGCCGAGATACTTCCCATGCATTTCTGGGCGAAAATTTAACTGCTCTGGATTAACGTGCAATTTCCCTTGCTCGGCTAACGCCCTGATCGGGTCTTCCTTTGTCCCCATCTGGTTCTTGACGTAGCGGGTAAGCTGCTTTTCTACCCACTGATTCAAAGGATCAGGCTTTGAATATGTTCCAGTATCAACGTCATGAACGGTATAACCTTGAGCCTTATAATTTGCCAATTCAGCCTCGTTGAGAGGCATAACAGACACGCCTTCTCGCTTCAATGGCCTTAAAGCCCCCTCAACGTTACCAGCCAACCAGTTACCGCCACCCTCCTTCACGATGCTGGTCGATGTCTTGGGGCTTCGTATGTAGTCCAGACCGCGACCGATAGCGCGCTTCAACGCGGTCTTTGCCTCACCCCCTCCGGCCATGCCCTGCGACGCAGGAAGGGCCGTCGGCGCACGCATTAACGCGGGTATCTTGCTCAGATCGATATTGCGGATCGCATTGATCGCCTTGCGGCCATATTTGGCAGTTCCTTGCGCGCCCGGAATCAACCCCACAGCGCCGAACGCCGCGTCCACCCCAGCACCGATGTAGTCGCCCCTCTGCGCAGATTCTTTTGCCTCTTTCAACCCCTTTATCGCCTCCTCCGTGCCCAGCGCAGTGCCGAGGAACGGCACGAAGTCAGCAACCCCAATGCCAAGCGGCAGGGGGCTTTTATCGCCACCCATGATCAGGGCAGCGGTGCTCTCAGGCGTGATGCCAAGTTGGTTTATGATCGGCGCAAGGTTCGTTGTGACGCGAACGCTGGAATTTTCCATGCCGCTCTGCAAAAGATCGCGCAACCGATCGCGGTTTGTTTTTTCTGCTTGTGGTTCAGCCATGGGCGCTCCTGAACAGGTTCAGGCGCATCATACTCGCTGTATCCCTGTCAAGTCCATGTCGAATTTTGACGGAGATACCCATTCAGGGTTGAGGTCTGATGATTTTTCTGACCTCCCGCAAGACCTGCAGCACCGCGTGTGGATGACGATGCCCAGCCTTTTTCTGGCATAACTGGATTCTGAAATAATGCCACCGCAAGGACAAACCATGTATGCGCCTTTGTGGTCAAGGTACCTGTGTACTAGGTATTGTATCCTTTTTGGTGGACGTACCTAGACTAGCCTAGGTAGCCTTCAATCGTATCCTTTTCGGAGCCACGATACCCGTCAGCCTTTCGGTCATGGGTGCTAACTTCGACGCCCATTTGTGCGCTGTTTCAGACCGAGCCACCAGTTGCGCTTTCTACAGTCAGCCCTGTTGCTTTCATTGCCGGCTAACGTATAGCCAATAAAAAACCCCTACGGCTGGGTTTCAGGTCGCGGTGGAATTGAGCGTCACCACCTCGCTCAACGCTACCGAAACCCATGCGTAGGGGTTCGATGTAGTGACTTTAGCCATTCCACTGGCGACCTGTCTTTTTCACAGGCACGCGAATGGTAGTCACAACAAAATCACTTTGTCAAGCGGCATATGGATTTTCACGCCGCACTCGGCCGGTGTCGGCAAAGTCGTCGTCATCCCATGTATCCCGCGGGGGCGGATCCACCTCCAGCCAGCCGGCGTCGCGGAGATACCTCAAGCCCTGCGAGGCGGCGTCACAGTAATCGTCATGCGTGGTGTTGGGGAAGCTGCACAGTTGACTCACCATGCCCTCCGCCCAATCCCTTACGTATCCCTTTCGGTTACTGGATTCGGGTATCCATACACGGCCGCGGGCGATGATGTTCGAGATGATGTTCAGGCGCTGGAACTTGTCCGCTCGGCCGGGGTTGTAGGCGCGCACCGGCAGATGCGCCCGCTGCAGGTCTTGGATCAGCGAGATGCCGGCCGACTTGTCCTCGACCAATATCAGGTCAACGCGTTTCTTTTCCTTGCCGTCGCCGAAGACGGTTTCATACTCCTCGATGACCTTGGGACGCAGGTCGGGGTATTGCAGCCGATCTTGCCAGCAGTCGATCACCATGGCCGACATCGGCCCATCCAACGGCTTGAACACGCCGAAGGTAATCGCCGCGGTTGGGTCGTTCTGCGTCTTCTCGGACGATGCGCAGTCGTAGGACTGCAGGATGTATTCGAACTTGGGGAATTCCTTGCCCGCCGGCCAGAGCTTAAACATATCGCGCCTGACGATGCCGCCCTCCTCGGGGTCGATGATCTCGGCGTAAATCTCCTGCCGTCCGAGCGTGGTGCCCTCGTAACTCAGGATCTGCTTACGGAAATTGTCCGAGAGGTTGTCGAGGTTTGCATAGGTCGATGCCGTCGTCACCGCGACGTCGTCACCCTCACGCCCCATCAAATCGATGATCAAGTCCTTGGGCTTGGGCGTCGTCGTCACGATCGTGCGCGTGCGCTTGCCCAGTCGCACGCCGAACTGGATCTGATCCCATGCCTCCTGAATGTAATCCCAAGCCGCAAGCTCATCGAGCCACGCGCCGTGAAACTGCGGGCCGCGGAAGCGCTCCGGCTCCGACGCCGGAATGCCCTTCAGCAGGCTGCCGTTAACGAGATAGATCTCGTGCAGCGCTTTGTTGTATTCCTTGATCAGGGGCGACGGTATGATCGACATCAGGCCTGAATCCCCCTCGAAGCACGTCCCGCGCACGTCCGCCGACGTCGGGCCGGCAACCAGCCACCTCGTGTTCGGCTCCGTCCACGCCCACCATGCCGTCTGTTCCGCCGCAGTGCGGGTCTTGCCTGCGCCGCGGCCAGCCAGCAGCAACCAGATCGACCACCAGTCGCCCGCGGGCAGAATCTGGTGCTTATGCGCCGCCTGTATCCAGTTTGCGCGCCACGCCCATGACAGAGCGTCATTCGGCGGCAGCGACTCAAACTGCCGGCGCGTCTCCGGATCAGCTAGTATCTCGGCAATATCAGACACTTTGTTGCAACGCAACGCAGGATGAAAGTGCCAATTTTTTCGGGCTTGTATCGACCACTTTGCTGCAGCGCACTATTCAGACTGTTTTCGCAGTTCGAGGTTCTGCAGCAAAGTGTCGAACATGGTCTTTGCCTGCACCGTCGCCTCGACCTGCAGCGGGTTTTCCTTATCCCCAGCCAATTGCACGCGGTCGCCGTAGCGCTTCGGATTCCACTTCGCCAACAGCTTCAGCTTGATATCCGCCTGCACCCTCACCCATTGCACGTAGCCCGAGTCAACACGCACTCCGCCATCGCTTAAGATCCGCTCAGGCTCTTTCTCCACCAGCGCGTAGATTTCCTCGGCAATCGCGTCCTGACCGACCTCACGAGCGCGAGCGATGGCTCCCGCCAGCTCGGCGTCGCGCTCCATCCACTCATATATTTTTTGCCACACAGGAAACCGATCGCTGCTCCTGCATATCTGACGCAGGGGTTCGCCGTTGCTGAGTCGCTCGCAGATCTCGGC